AAAAACAGGGTGGGCTGTGCCGCCATCTTTTTGCAACCAGCTGACGTTTTCCCAATCCAGCGTGTGGGTTTGCTGGCAATCGTGGCAGGCAATGGGCAATACCCGCATGGTGCCAAGGCGGGTGTAGTGTTCAACCTGCGACAGCTCGGCCACTGACGGGGTGCCGCCAATGATGAGCTTTTTATTCGGCATGCGTTTAAGGCGTTCGCGCAGGTGCCTGATGCTGTCGCCCTGGTCTCCAACGTCTTTGTTTGTGTCGTCGGGCTCTTCGACATAGCCGCGAGTGGCCGTGGTTGATTTGACGTTAGATACGCTGTTGGATCCAACCGCCCTCACCTCGCCACCGGGAAATTTTTTCCGGGTCGCTCGAGAACCTGCCTTGCGGCTGGTGGATACATCGATCACCCGGCTTACGTTGGGTGACTCTTCGATCATGGGCACCAGCTTTTCGTCCATGAATAGCCGCCCCTTTTCGTCCTTGGGGAACAACATGAGTGCGCGCACCGGGGCGGTAACAGCAACTTTGCAAATGTCTGCGGCGAGCAGCACCGTCCAACCTATTTGCGCGGCTTTTTGCAACACAACCATCCAGCTGATGGGGCTGTCGAGCGCGTACATTACGCCCAAAAAATAGGGCACTAAATCAGGCCGGTAGTAACCCGGTGACCCGCTGTCCTCTGCGGGCAATTTAATGTTTTGGGGAAGCCACTCGATGGTGGGAATTTTAGGCTGCGGAATCCATGTTTTGCGAACTTCCCTGACTAGGGTGGCCAGGTTGGTATTCGTAATCGCCAATAACTCGCAGGGCAGCCTCGATGTGGGGCTGCAACTCGTCGCGATCCAGGGAAATGCCATGTTCTGACTCGATTGCCGTGACAATGTTATCAACGGCGCTGATAAATTCGTTTTTGCCCAACGCTGCCCAGGCCATCATGGCGTGGCGGACTGACTCAAGATCGAGGATCAAACCATCCAGCCTGTGCATTTCGCGCTCATCCAGTGCGGCTTTGGCTTCTGCTTGGCGGGCAATGGCTAGGTCTCGACGTTCGCGGGCGTTGCTTGGTATGCGCCCGGCGGCTTCGTTACGCAATCGGCTACAATATGCCGACAACCACTGTCGCAACGTGCCATTGGCGGGCAAAACACCGGACTGGATGTGGTTAAAAACTGCCTGTTTGGTGATGCCAACCAGTTCTCCAAATTCAACCTGAGTAGCCGGTGCGTCCATATCCATCCAGTCAACCCCCCTTTAAAAATCAGACATCTGTAAAAAAATCGGGGTTCGAATTACCCGTGAGGGGAATGTGTGGGAAGAACCTAATACCCCCCCCTCCGGCCTACTCCGGCCTGGCTGTTGACAGGGCGTAATCGATTGCGGTCTGAATCTGATCCGGCAGGTGGCTCTCGATGCTTTTTTGCATGATGCCGTTAAAATCGAACCGCTTTTGATAGCTTGGTTGATTGCCAATAATTAAAAATGATCTAAGGCTTTTGCCTTGCCGGTAAAAAATGCCAGCGTTGGGCATGAATATGTATTGCCTGCCACTGCGCTTTTGTTTAGCGGTTGATCGCTGGCTGCCGGTATTTTGTGCGGGATCGATTTGACCGCGCACGGCTGATAATGCTTTTACAACCTGGCCTGATGTGAGGTTGCCGTATTTGTTGAGCTTGGCGTCGTCACCGGGAATGAGGTATTGCCCAGGCTTTAACAGCCCGGCGAAGCGCATGGCGCGTTCAGAACGCTTGTCGCCACGCTTGCCACCGTGAATTTGTGGGAATAGATAGCGGGCTGCTGGTGTGCCTTTTGCTGCGAAGTCTTTTATGCCGACCTCGGCAACCAGTTTGTTTTTGGTTGCTGGCCTGACAAATGTGCTGCGCAATGTAAAGGGTGTCGGGTTGTCGAGGTGCGACGACATTGCCGTGATTAAATCTTTTTGCGCTGCTTGCGCCGACTTTGTTAATGCCAGCGCAGTGGCGAAGGGTATTTGTTTCTCAAACCCTTTTAGCCCTGCCTGCAGGGCGTCACCATTGCTGAGCTTAACGTCAAGCTTCATTTTTTGTTGTTGATTTCAACAGCAACAGCGTCATTTATTTTACTGTCGATCAAGCCGGTGTTGGCTACAGCGTCGATAGCGCTATCGGCCATGCCTGCAATTTTTGCTGCAACTGCTACCGCCTCTTTCACAGCGGCGAGTTTCTCAGAGCCTTTGCCGGATACAGGCATACGTTCCTCTGCGTCGCGGACAAATTCGCGCACGTTGAGAATGAGCCAGATAACAAATTTTGCGACTGAATAAGCGAGTGACCAGTTCATTTTTAATACTCACATCTAATAGTGATGACAGCCCCGCAAATACAGTAGTCGGTGGGGCAATAGATAGGGGTTGCGTGTTTGTCGTCAATCAGACTGGCGCTTATCTGGCAGCCCCACTTTGTTTGTTGTGATGACGGTTGAGATGATGTTGTACAGCTCAATAACAGCGGGGACAGCAGTAACAACAGCCAGCGATATACCATCCAATGCCTCGCCTGTAACCGGCAGCTCCTGCCCTGTTGTTGCAGCCCATGCCGTCATGCCAGCCCACAGAAGCCCGTGGATAGCGTCAACGCCGATCTGGCGTTTCTTCCATGTCACCGGATTTCCAACGCGCTTGCCCGCTTTAAACAGCGACCAGAACGCTTTAATTTTGCCAATCATCACCACCTCGCAGGCGCACCCGTGCGCGTATCGATATGGGTAAATGTGCTGTATTTTCCGATGCCATATTTATCGGGATAAATACTAACGAGGTGTTGATAAACAGCACTGGGGGCAACCCCAGCAACAACAATATCCGCTGCCCTGCCCTCCAGGTGTTTGGATTTTTTAGACCCAGAAACCCGCTTGTTGTGAGCGGCACAGCGGCAACCCGAGGTAATAGTGACCGATGCGCTGAAATGATCGCGCACAGATTGCAAAACAATAACGAGCTCGCTGTCGACAGTATCAAACCCGCACCCGCAGCGGCAGGAAAACTCGCTGCGAAAAAAATTGTGGGATAATTGTGTCATTTTTGCTCACTCATTTTTTTTAAAAACACTTTGCTTTCGCGCCGGTCGCGACGCCATTGAAAAATTAACTGAGTAATATAACCGGCGATGCCGAGGCCGATACCGGCCATTACACCAACGTCTGCCCATTGCACAGCAACCTGGGCAACGTCCGGGTTTTGCGCAACGGCTTGGGTATATTTACCGGCAACACCAGAGCCTACCGCTGTTAGCCCACCCGCGCCGGCGACTTTTCCGCTTGCGTTAATGATCGCTTGCTCAAAGGCGTGGTGTGATGCTCCTGACATGCGGAATCCTTAAATAAAAAACCCCGCACAGGGCGGGGAAGCGGCGGCGGAGACCACCAACAGGGGAACAGAAAAATGGGGGCATAAAAAAACCCGGCTCAATGGCCGGGCTTTGGAGTCAACTTTGCACTATGGGAAAAAAGGTTATATTTTGCTGCAATGGTTGTCAACACTTTTTTTGATTAGGCAGCCCGGCGCAGGTTAATTTTATCAACCACCTCGGCAACCGGCATTAATGTATCGGCAATGATGTTGTTTAAATGGCCGTCGATACAGTTATAAAACAAGCGCCAGCGCCTGCCGGGATACATGTCTGACGGGGCAATGCCCGCCTCTGCTGCCAGCCTGGCGTAATTATACAGCGCCCTGCCGTTGCGTTCGCGCTGGCGGGTGTCGCGCATGGCCATGTACATTAAACGGCTGGCGGGGCGCATGGCGCCAAGCTCTGAAAACGCCACCGGCGGGCGGGCATCATAGCGGCGAATTAAATCATCTAAAATAATTTGCTCGCAGGTGTCGTAATGGTTTTGCGCCATGCCGTCGGTATAACACCACTCTGCCCATTGCCGAAGTGGCGCAGGCAGGCGCTCGACAGCAGCTCGGATTTCGCCGAGCATGTTGCCGTCCCAGATTGCACCACAGTTGTCATTGCCAGCGTCCGCCCGCACCAGGCTCCAGCTGCTGCCCCAGCGCCCGTGATAGGCTTTTGCAATACCGTCTCTTGCACCGTACACCCTCATAAACAACCCCTTTTTGCCAAATAAATAAAATGCGTTACTTAAAACCGTTTGCTGTAGATATTGCGTTACTGTTAAAAATACCTAACCTATTGTTTTTTAATTAAATGCGTTAGATGCTGTACATGCGTTATATATTGTTGTCTCACGTAAGAAAAAAAATAATTCAAAAAAAAAATCATTACACATAGCGCCCGCGCGTGAGAGTAAAAAAGATGTAACGCATGTACAGCATCTAACGCATTCCCTTTGTTTTCAACAACTTAAATAAAACCCGATATAACGCACAATCTAACGCATGTGCAGCACTATTTTGACTCTTCAATGGCTTTTCGGAACGCATCGATGCTGCGCCCATACCACTGCTGGCGAGTCTCGCCCTCACCTGGCGACTGACCCGCTGGCACATACACATTGAGCGTTTTGGTTTCGTAGCCAAAATTCACGTGCGCGCTTTTATCCCTAAAAATGCCCTTAATTTTGCGCAGAAAATTTAAAAAGCGGCGCTCGCCCACCACGTTTTCGCGGCGCTTGTCTGCCCAGCTGCGATAAAAGCCAAACAGGTCGCCACCGGTTACCGGCATCGGTTTAATGTCGAGCTGGCCAGCCAGCCAGTCGTGAATAAAGCCCTCCCAACTTGGGCGGCTCAACTCGATTAAATCCGCTTTGGCCTGGTTTAATAGCGGTTTGGTGTGGGGGTTAAAATCCCCCAGGGGATAGGCCAGCAAATAAGCATAAAAGGCTTCAATGCCCCCGTTATTTATTTCCCGCTGAATTTGTTTTTGGTGATCATCAGGCAGTGTGCTCTCGGGGTAAATCACCATCATTCGCCGGTCGGTTTCGTCAATGCCGAATGGCTGCAATTCGTTGCTGAGAAACACAACGTTAATGTGATTGCGCTCCTCCCAACCCGACACGAACTTTTTATTGATTTGAATGGTGGCGCCGGTAACCAGGTGTTTTATTAACCCGACATAATTGTGTTTTTCTGAGCGGCTCAATACCTCCTCAAAGACACCAAACAGCCGTGACGATATCCAGTCGGTGTATTGGCTCTCTAACTGATGCTGGCCAACAGTAGTGCCGTACTCGCCATAAATGGGTTTTACCACGCCCTCGAACAGCAGGGATTTACCTGTGCCCTCAACCGGCGAATTAATCATAATAGAGGTGGCCATTTTGGCGCCCACGTGCTGCAGCGGGTAGGCCAGCCAGCGGGTTAACCACATAATTTCTGGCGCCGAATGGTTACACAGGTGTTTGATTAAACCGATGATGCCCTGGCATTTGCTGTCATCGCGCACCGGCATTAACGGCAGCCCGCGAAATTTATTGATGTGAGTGCTGAGGTCTGCCGTTTGGCAGGGGTCGAACACCAGGTTTTCGACGGGTAGCTGTTTTCTGCGGTCGCTTTTAACCCAGTCGTCAAAACAATCGGCAATGGCATAGCGCAGGCTGGATAGGCTCACCACTGCTCTGCTGTCGCAATCCCAAGCATCGCTGGTGGGGTATAAATACACATAGCGCGACAACGCAGCATTAACCCCCCCGCCCCCATTGGCTGCGGCTGCGGCAGCGACGGATTTAACCAAATCCTGGTGAATACTGCGGCGCGTTGGATGATTAACCCAGTCGTCAAAAACGGTTTTGCCCATTAAATCTTTGGCAGCGGTTTTTTTAATGAGCAACTT